TTTTGAGGGTATTACTCAAAGATGTTTGATTAAATGACCCTCCTTCGTCAACAATAAGAGTTGACATAGAAACTTCAGATGATGATTCTTCAACAACAAATTCCTTTTCTTTTTTACCGTCTTTTGTTAATGTCCCCTTCAATCTAATAACCACTTCTTCCTGATTAGAATGGAAAACAGATATGTTCTTCTTTGTTGTAAGAACATCTAAATAAACAATTTGTACTTTTAATTTGTAAGGAGATGATTCGGATAAGTCGTAACCCTTTTCTTGTAAAAACTCCTCTAAGATGTTTTTAACTCCGAATGCTAAATTTCTATTACCTGCCAATTTACCAATCTTAACTTCATTTGTCACACTTTCAACCCAAATGTGGTCTTCAGCATTATACCAAATATTTTCGGGAGAGTTTTTGAATGTACCATCGATTCGCCATTCAATCCAATTTACAATGTTTCTTTGTAATTCATGTTTACCAGAAAGTTCTAAATAAACGAAGAATAATTGAAAACAAAGGGCGAACGCAATCCAAAACCCGACTAATGATAAAAATACCATAGCAAGTTTGTCGCCAATGTTAATTGTAAGTGATTTGATTTTTTCCATAAGGTTCTAAGTTTTTTGTTACTCACCCAGAACCACATATGAATATGATATGTAATGTATGAGAGAGATACATTTATTTTTTGTCTGTTTATAAATACTATTGATTTGAACTACCGATGAAGGTCCTGTATTATTTTTTAAAAAATATTTTGTTTTATCAAAAAATGATGTTATATTAGACATATAATTATAAAAATATGGGTAATTTTAAACATCTTACAGATTTAGAAATCCAACAAATAACATTTGATTGGAGATATCGTGGATTTACAACACTTGAACTTTTAACTGAAGAAGAATGTGATGAAATCAACGAGGAACTTGAACGTTTACGTCAAGAAAGAAAGGGCACAACAACACAAGATGGTAAAGAGTGGGGTGAATGGGATCCATTTGCTTATCCACATAAACTATCAGATAAATTGGAAAAATTATTTGCTCACCCTAAATTAATCGAGGCTTGTGAATTCTTAATGGAAGGTGAAATCGTTGGTATGCAGAGTTGGGCATATTTTAAACCACCAGGACAATTGGGTCGTGACCAACATCAAAATGCGTTCTATACAGGTTGTAAACACAATGAAATCATCAATACGGCACTTGCGTTAGATAACCATGATGCTGGTAATGGTTCCGTGTGGAACTATGAAGGTTCACATAGATTACAAACCCTACCAATTGAGATTGATGAGGAAAGAGCTAAAACAAACCCATCTTTTTGGAGAAATGAAAGAGGTAAACCATGTATTATGCCTGAAGGACATGACTTCCGTAAAGTTGAGGGTATCTTGAAAAAGGGTCAGGTTGTGTTATTACACTCACACTGTGTACACGGGTCGGAAGCTAACACTTCGAATAGAATGAGAAGAAACTTCTTGGGTGGATTCTTAAAGAAAGGAGCATATTACAATCAAGGAAGTCATATGAAACGTGAACCTATTGATATGTACGAATTAAGGGATAAGCACTGGAGTTAATATGTGTGTTTTGGATTGTTGGTGAAGTTGGTTATCATGCTACCCTGTCACGGTAGAGTTCACGGGTTCGAGTCCCGTACAGTCCGCAAAAAAGTTCTTTGAAAAAAAAGTTTAGTTGGTTCGTATCTTTTTTGTTTCGAACAGATATTTATTAATATGAATATTGCGGAACAAATTAAAGACTATAGACAAAAAGGTTATACTTACCAACAAATTAGAAAAGTATTGGGTTGTAGTAAATCCACCATATCTTATCATTTAGGTGATGGACAAAAAATAAAGGCGTATAATAGGGTAAAAAAACAAAGAATGATTTATCCTTGGTTACATAAAAGCGAACATTTTTTTGAAAAATATGGTAACGATGAATTATTAACAGGTAGAGAACGAGGATTTGATAGGGAAAAGATAAATGATTATTTACAAACAATTAATAAATGTTATTTATCAGGTAGACCAATAGATGTTAATGATATTAACACTTATGAGTTTGACCACGTCTATCCAAGAACATTAGGTGGTACTAATACTTTTGATAATTTAGGGGTTGCTCGACCTGAAGCAAATAGAGCAAAAAATGATTTAACTGTTGAGGAATTTGTTAATCTTTGTAAAGATGTTTTAACTAATTTTGGATACGATGTAATTAAAAAATAAACAGAGAGTTGGCCGAGTGGTTGATGGCACCAGTCTTGAAAACTGGCAAGTGTAAAAGCTTCTGGGGTTCGAATCCCTAACTCTCTGCAAGAATTAACTAAGATACCGTAAAATCGGTAGGTGGTGATTCCAGATTTATCTGTGAACCATTTAAACCCTGAAAGCAATGTTAGTTCTTTTTTTTTTGCTCGGTTCGACTAGTGGTTAGGTCACCACCCTTTCACGGTGGTTGCACGGGTTCGAGTCCCGTACCGAGTACAATATTTTTTTATATCAAGATATTGATTTACAATATTTTATTCTGTATATTTATCATATTATTAATATTTATAATATATGATAGATAAAATCACATTATCGTTAATGTTATTTTTTAACACATTAACATCATCTATCGACCCAAGTCTTTCCGATGAAAGAAAGTCAGTCAATCAAATAAAAAAAGAGATTAAGTCCCTTGAAAGAAAGATTGAATGGGTTGAAGTAACAGATGAGAATTACGCTAGCAGGGCCGTCAAAACCAAAGAAATCACGGACGAGATTACCAAATTGAATGGTAAAATTGTAAAGATTGAGAAGGTAGCAATTTTAAAAGAGAAATGGGCTAAGGAAGATTCCTTGTCCAAATCAAAAAAATGAAAAAAATTTTTTTAGTGCTAACGTTACTTTTGGGAGTGGAAGTCGTGGCAAATGGACAAGAGTGGTTTATAACCGCCACTCGAAAAGGCGGTCCATCAGATGGTTATATAACAGGTGGTTTTATGAAAAAAGGTTGGGGGTTCTATGCGGGACTTCCATATGGTGAAATAAAAACCCCAAATGGTGGAATATCAATTCCTCCCGGCGTTAACACCAATACAGGAAATCTATCTGATAACATGAAGTTTGGTGTTCTTAGACAAGTAAAAGAAGACAAGGCAATTGTTGGATTTGGATTACAACCGACACTTAATGGAAATAAACCAAATTTTCTTATAATGTACAATCCATTAAGACCAAGTACGGTCATAAATTTATGGACAATTGGTAATTTAGTCGGTAGTGATTTTACATTAGGACTTGGGTTATCGTATAAAGTAAAATAAAAATTTTTAGTTAGGTTAATTCCCCGAACAAACTAAAAAAAATTGTTCGGGGTTTTTTTATACCATATTTTTTTGTTATATTTGAATTATAGTTCTTTGATGTATTAAAAACAAAATGCCTGGGTGATGAAATGGTATACATGACAGACTTAAAATCTGTTGAGCAGAAACGCTCGTGCGGGTTCAAGTCCCGCCCCAGGTACAAATGTAATGACTCAGAAATGAGTGACGGAACGGACGCTATGTATGAAATGGAAACTTTTGAATCACGTACAAAGGTGATAATTAGACACAAACCGTACAGACATTACATTACTTTGGTTCTATAGTTAAAGGGATATAACTTCTCACTTCTAATGAGATGTTCCAAGTTCGAGTCTTGGTGGAACTACGTAAATTTTGGACTTGTAGCTCACTCGGTTAGAGCGGCACACTCATAATGTGAAGGTAATAGGTTCGATTCCTATCTGGTCCACTTTAAAAATTTAAAAGTATGAGTATTTTAGCATTTTATTATGTGATATGTGTCACATATTGTTTCTACCAATTAAATAAGAAATATAGAAACAGAGGGGTTGACTACGGGACATCTCCCGAATTGGATTCTATTATGGTATTAGTTATGGCTTGGGTGTTAGCACCGATTGATGTATCGATAACTTGGATAAGAATGGTTAAAGAAGCTCAAGAAGCAAAAATAAGACAGGAAAAAAGATTTTTTTAAAATATGGGATTCCGATGGAAGTCCGAAAGAAAAATAGATGTTTTTCGTCCATCAAATTTTATAGAGGGTTGGGTGAGTGGCTTAAACCAGCAGTTTGCTAAACTGCGGACGGGATTAAACCTGTCCACCGGTTCGAATCCGGTATCCTCTACAGTTTGTAGTGTGACGAAATTGGCATACGTACCCTCCTGTCTCGGGGGCGTGGAAAAAGAAATAGATTGATAATATTAGGGGGTAGACCACCAGCTTGCAAGCGTCATGTTATCAGTTGAATCTCCACTTGATGGTTCGAACCCATCCACTACAGCAATAGATTTTTAAAATATGATAAAAGAACAAATTATAAACCTTACTTATTCTCTAATGTTATTTTTATTGGGATCGGTAGGGCATTGGTACATAATGTATTGGCAATTTAAATTACCAAATTGGATAAGAACACCATGGCCATATATGATTTCTATTGTATGTACGTTCTTATGGATTTTGGCATCACATTATGGTGTAAAAGCTTTCAATGGTGAAATGTGGAGTAACCGATTTTTATTTTTTGTAACCGGTATCGTCATTGCCGCAATGTTATATCCGTATCATTTTGGTCAACCGTTTACCGTTAAAACTACAGTACAATTATTATTGGCGTTTACAATAATTTTAATTTCACTTTTTTGGAAATAAATTTTTTTATTTGATTTTTATTTCTTATATTTTATTATAACCTATTAACTATGAAATGTATTAAAGCAATTAAAGAAACCAAATCCTACAAATTAGGAGAAATTCGTAGAACCGATGATATTGATGCCGACCAAAAAGTGGCAAGTGGTGTTTGGAAATTTATTCCAAAATCAGAATGGAAGGGTGAAAAGAAAACAAAAGTCGTTGATATTCAACACGATATGGGTGGTTCTTATGAAGTTAAGACCGAAAAGAAAAAAAATAAAAAATAATTTTTAAAAATATTTTGTTTTTACAAAAACTCTTCGTATATTTGTAAAACAATAAGAGAAAAAGTTCTTTGATTTAAAAATATTGGCCGCCTATGGTCGATTAAAATAAACCACGAAAGTGGGATAAAGTGACAAACCTTTGGTTGAGGTAAGTTGCGGTTTCAGTAATGGAACTCAAGTAGGCAAGTGGAGTATCGTTGAACCTTAAGTACTGAGGGTAACACTTTAGGGAAAGTGGTTTGACGACCAAGCAATCCGAGTTGTTTGGTTGAGGTGGGAACACCAATAAGAATAATCCATAGAGTTATTACAAGAAGTAGGACCTCCAATCTTACAATTGTGTGATTCAATATGATGGGAATCTTAAAACCGAAAGGTATGGTGAAGTACGAGTGGTGTCGTTATCATCCTTTATTAGACTCTACCAAGGGTTTAGTACTGAAGGGGTCCAAAAATATGGTGGCAGGGATGTTACAGAGAGTAGTTTAGTATCGAGTCGTTCAAAAGATGGCTTGGCTGGTCGACGAACCGCTACTTTCCAAATTCGGAAACTAAATTTTGTTAATTCAGGTTTAACAACTTAAACATAACAAGAAAAAGTGTTCGTCAGTCGTTGTAGACAGGTGGCTACATAGTCGTGAGGGGTTCACGGCCACAAAGGGTCTCAAGCCCGATGTGATTTTTAAAAAAGTTCTCTAGACCCGCAAGGTTGAATCAGGGAGGCATCTTTGATGAGTAATGAGTATTAAAAGAGTATATAACGACTCAAGGATTGGTTAATCTAATTGACCGCCGCTGATTGGTACTACTCAAAAGGTAGTGGAAAAGGGAAGAAACAAATAATGTCCCTAAGTCAATTATTAAGACATGTATTCTCAGTGTTTTATTTTCTTTGTTTAGTAAAATAAAGTGGTGGAATTGGAACGTTTTAAAACCGTTCGGCCCAAAGAAATTAGTCAGGAGAAATTCTGACTTTTTTTATGCCCTATTTATTATTATGAATGAGATAAAAAAAATAATGGATATCGAACATGAAAGTTTAGATTACATATCTAATTTTTTTGACAACTTCGATTATTATAATTCAAATTTAGATATTTGTAAAATTGGTGAAATTAGAAATGATTTAATTTATTACAATGAGAATGTTTCCCCAAGAGCCAACTATCGAGTACCAATAAAAGATTGTATAATATCATCATTTAAGGATAAAAAATTAACTGAAGAATTAACAAAAGTTGTTGACCATCTAAAAACAATTTATAACATAAAATATCTTTGGGTAATGGTTTACTCCCCCCAATCAAAATTAAGTTTTCATTGGGATCACGGTAAAGATAGACACGTTATTTCCTTAAATCATGATGAAAGATTTTTTAATTATGAAAACAATGAAGAAAATCAAAATTTATGGATGTTAAAATGTGATTTATATAACGAAAAACTAAACGAACATAAAAGTGATATTGATTCTTTTAATGAATTTTTTTTAAAAGATTCTGACTACTCAACCATTCATATTTTAGATACAAAATCGGTTCATGTATTTGGTAATTCCTTACACACATTTTATAATGGGTCCAATAAATTAAGATCTGCTTTGGTATTTGAAATTATCGAATAATTTATTTACATTTGTTATATGAGAATAGTTTGTATATCCGATACCCATAGTCTACATAGAATTATGGATGACATTAATCCATTACCGGAAGGCGATATATTAATTCATGCGGGTGATTGTACAAACATAGGTAAACCTCATGAAGTGAAAGAATTCGTTGAGTGGTTTATGGACATTAAAGGTTTTGATACGAAAGTCTTTATTGCAGGCAACCACGATTGGGCTTTCCAAAGGGTTAACGAACCACACCATAAAGGTGATTATGATTGGTTTCATAATTTAATGAATAATGAAAACTTAACTCAATCCGATGTTGTTTATCTTGAAGACACTAATTTTATAATCGATTCTCCCGAATTTTCTCGACCAATTAAAATTCACGGTAGTCCGTGGCAACCCAATTTTTATAATTGGGCATTTAATTTACCAAGAATGGGTGATGAAATTAAAGGTAAATGGGACATGATACCAGACGATACCGATATTTTAATTACACACGGACCACCACAAGAAATTAGGGATTTTGTGAGTAATTGGAGACAAGGTGATATGAATGTTGGATGTGAGTTGTTAAGATACCAATTGGAAAATAGACTTAAACCATTGTTACATGTGTTTGGACATATTCACGGGGCATATGGTGGCGCACTTATTAAAGACACTCTATATGTTAATGCCTCGACCTGTGACGAGAGGTACGTACCGTCAAATAAACCAATCGTGGTGGAATTAAACGAATATGACGGTCAGATAATAGCAACCTATTTGAATGAATAGACTTGACGATTTAACGATTTTTGTATATATTTATTATTAATAAACTTTTATATCATGAAAAAAATATTTGAATTAATTAAAAAATTATTGGGTGGTGGTTCTATTGCTGAAAAAACTGTACAGTTAAATCAACTTGAGGTTGAGGTTAAGAAGGAAGTTGAGGAAGTAAAAGAAGAAATTGCTGAAGTTGTTAAAGTAGTAAAAGAGAAGGTTAAAAAAACACCTAAGACTCAAGCTACAAAGGCACCAGTAAAGAAAAAGAAGTAATTCATACTACATAAAGAATGTTTTAGGGTTAAAATTAGTTTTTTAACCCTTTTTCATCTACATTTGTAAAAGTTCTTTAATATATGGGGATGTTTGGTATTGATTTCAGGTATCAGGGATAAATGGCACGTAGTCAGAATTCATCTATGACTTAAATCCACGGTGAAGCAATTTAAGCGGCAACGTTTACAACAACATGGAAGTAGCAGGTATTCTTGCAACTTCTAACGTAGCAGTAGCCTAAGGCGAAACTACAATCGGGTCGACTGGCTCATAACCTAGGAACAGAAGCCTTCAAGGTATGGTACCTACCCAAAAAGGTACAAATGGTCTCGTTCAGAGGACTACCATAAAAAAAGTGAACTCGACACAGTTATCGGTAACGATGTTAAAATAGGAACCTTTTATTTGTCTGTTGTGAACTAACAGAATAAACGTGTAGTCATTTATTGTTGAACAGGAAAGACACGGGTTCGACTCCCGTCATCTCCACACTTAAACCCATCTTCGGATGGGTTTTTTGTTTGAGTCTTGTATAAACGAACAAAAGGTCCGAAGACCCTTTGTCGAGATTTAGAACACCTCCTTTTCGTTTTATAAGTTTTATCGTTTAATGGCGA